CTATCAAAACAAACATTCAAAGACTTTGAGATATGTGTATCTCATCAAGGTGATCAGACAAGGATACTCAGAGCACTGAATGACTACTGGGATATTCTAAACATCACATTCAAGAAAGCAGAAGAGGGTAACATCTCTGTCAATACAAATAATGCTATGAAGATGGGAGAAGGAGATATAATCAAAGTATTATATTCAGATGATTTCATTTTGACATCTAATCTTACTGAAGAACTTGACAAAGCATTCACTCCAGAAGTATCATGGGCAGTGACAGGTTTTGCTCACACTCTTGACAATGGTCACACACATTACAACCCAAAGTTACCAGTTTACAACGACAGATTATTGGAGGGTGTCAACACTCTTAGTTCTCCTTCAATTCTTGCTGTTAGGAATGGTATTGAAGAATATTTTGACGAACACTTGGTCATGTTGATGGACTGTGATATGTACTATAGACTGTATAAAAATCATGGAGATCCAGTTGTCCTAAAGGATATACATATATCAAATAGAGAACATAGGAACCAAACACAAAGATCAAACGAACACCTCATTCCTGAGGAAATTGATTACTTGAAGAACAAACACTTAGTATGACTATAGGATTCAACCATCTAGGAAGACACGGAAGATTAGGCAATCAGATGTTCCAGTATGCTGGACTTAGAGGTATCGCTGCTCACCGTGGATTTGATTTCATGATACCAGAAAGTGACTTCAAAGATGAGTGGAATGATCATCAATTATTTGAGGCATTCAAACTCAAAGGTCTTACAACCATAGGTGTATGTCCTGGTCCTTATGTACAGGAAGCACACTTCCATTTTGATCAGAATTTATACGATAATATGCCAGACGGACACAATGTCTACGCATATTTGCAGAGCACAAAATATTTTGATATTATAGAAGAAGAAATACGACAGGACTTTGAGTTCAAGAATGAAATCAAAGCACCATGTGAAGATATGATCTCGACTGTGCAAGATCCAATCGCATTGCATGTACGTCGTGGTGATTACATACAAAATTGTGACAACCATCCACCTTGCCCCAAAGAATATTATGATACTGCATTGTCAAAGTTTGATAACCGTCGTACAGTGGTTATTTTTTCTGATGATCCTCAATGGTGTAGCACTGAGTTCCCTGATGACAGGTTCCTTATCTCAGAAGGTGGTGACAATCTTGCGGACTTGTGCATGATGTCTATGTGTTCTGATTTTATTATTGCCAACTCATCATTCTCATGGTGGGGGTCATGGTTGAGTAAGAATCCTGATAAAAGAATCATCGCTCCTAAGAAATGGTTTGGTACAGGATATACCAAGGATCATGATACGTCTGACTTATACTGTGACAATTGGGAGGTATTATGATTACACCTAAAGTTGTAAAAAGATTTGATCTAACTAAGACCACGTTCATCATTCCACTTAGGATTGAAACTGCTGATCGTATGAGAAATATCATCACAATATTGATATATCTTACTCGTAATTTTGATACTAAAATAATTGTCAAAGAGGTAGATGAATCATCAGTATATGAGAGAGAAGTTTTACCTGTATTAAAACAGGCATTAGAACCTGAGTGGCTTGAATGTATTCATCATGTCTTTGAGAAGAGTGAGGAATTTACATTTCACAGAACAAAAATTCTCAATGACATGTTGTGGATGGTGGACACACCTGTTGTAGTAAATTACGATAGTGATATTTTATTACCATTAGAAACATACATCAATGCTACAAACATGATAGCAAAGGGGTGGGTGCATCCTGATGTGGAGAATGGAAAACCTGTCAAAGTAATCTATCCATATGGAAATGGTAATTATCAGTTCCAATGTCATGTAGGTGATAACGAAGTGACAAACTTTATAAACTCTGGTTTCAACTTTGAATACTTCAATGGTCACATGAGACAGTGGGATGCTAAGTATGGTTTCTGTCAGTTTTTTGACACAGAGGAATATAAAAAATTAGGTGGTGAGAATGAAAATTTTGTAGCGTATGGATATGAAGATGACGAAAGACATTTTAGATTCAATCTTTTGTCAAGTGTTGCTAGAATAGATGACTATGTTTATCATCTTGAACATGGGAGAACTAAGAACTCATGGTTCAATAATCCACACTGTGAAGACAATAAAAAACTATGGGAGATATTGAAAGTAAAGGGTAAGAAATCTCTTATCAAGTATTATGAAGAGGTTGAATATATGAAGGAAAGGAATGGATAAAAATAAAGCAGTATTCAAATTAGCAAACTTTCCTCCTGTCTTATGGATAAACTTAGACAGATTTCCAGAGAGAAGAAAATACATGGAGGAGCAGTTTGATTATTGGGAGATCAAAGATCACCATAGAATCTCTGGTATTGATGGTGCTGAGTATGAATCATATCTCAAGGGCACAGTGCCACCTAATATGAATGATGGTGAGTTAGCATGTGTTATGTCTCACCTATCTGCTATCAAATATTTTGTAGAGGAGACAGATCATGATGAGATTTTTATCATGGAAGATGATGTTGACCTATCACTAGCAGGTCATTGGAATTTTACATGGAAAGATGTAAGACGTAGAGTGCCTGTGGCATTTGATTGCCTACAGTTGACCATTATAAATCCTAATGGTATAACCTTAAAATTACATCATAGATTTATCAATGACTTTTCTGCTGCTTGCTACCTTATTACTCGTCATCATGCAACTAAACTTCTCAAACTTCACAGCAGAGGATCGCAGTGGAAAATCGACCAAAACATCAGACCAAGAGCAGTCTCCGAAGACTTGATACTTGATAGTGGCAAATCATATGCCACACCACTATTCAATTACAGATTAGATATGGGTTCTGCTATACATGAAGAACACATAGAAATCTTTCACAAAAATAGTAACCATGCACTCACAGATTTTTGGAGAGAGCAGGGTGCTGATGTAAAAGTACAAGAAGTTATGCAACTAGATGAATATTGTGGTAGAATACCACCAATGGTCTATATAAATCAAGGAAAGGAGGAAGCAAAACATGGTGCCTGAGGTCGTGCTGTCAGATGAATTCAAGCAACCTGATTTTGCAGGTATGGTTGACCATGGTGCCATAGGAGTTTTTGATAATTTTGTCAAGTGGGACTTCTGTGATTCTGTTGTTGATTCTTTCGAGTATTGGTACAATAAAAAACATATAAAAGAAGAAACAGATGTAAAGGTCACAACATTTGGTGGTCAAGAATTATCCCTTAGTCCATATGGTGAGGGTGAAAAACAATTCAATGATAATCATTTACAAAGAAAGGACAAACAATTGTACCTTGAGATTGCTGACCCCAGTATGGCAATGGAAGTCAATAGAATAGTAGGAGCAGCGTTTGAAATTTATGCAAAGAAATATAAGGGAATATTAGATTCATCTGATCCTGTATCATCATGGACATGCAAAATACAAAAGACTACATCAGGTGGTGGGTATCATACGTGGCACTCAGAGAATGGTAGTTTTCTTTACAGAGATAGAGTTGTTACATGGATGATATATCTAAATGATATACCCTTGGAAAATGGTGGAGCAACAGACTTCTTTCATCAGGAGATATCATTCCAACCAAAGAAAGGCACTGTGGTATTGTGGCCTGCAGCATACACCCATGTGCATAGAGGTTCCTTCCTTACAGGTAGTACATCAAAGTACATAGCGACAGGTTGGTTCTCTCGTGAACCAGGTGATGTTACTAATAGAAAATTAGGAGAGTTGACAGGTCAACTGGCACCAAAGGATATGTTGAATGGATGATATTTTATACCTCTGTAACAAATAATTATGATAGATTAGCATCACCACCAGAGTTGCCAGAGGTGGATGTTAGGTTCGTATGTTTTTATGATGGTGACCAACCAGATGTTGATGGATGGGAGTACATAAAGTTAGAATTAGATGAAGAATGTCCAGTAAGAAAATCTTATCATCCTAAACATTGTCCACATTTATATTTTGAAAATAATTCGGAGACAGTCTGGGTAGATGGATGTTACCCTTTGGATGAGAGAATGGTGGCATATGCTTTTGATATTTTCAAGACTAAAGATTTTGTTTTACAAAAACATCCAGAAGGGAGATCATTGATACATGAATTCTCAAA